CAATACCGCCAATACCCATCCAGTCTTTTTGGCTGTTGCCATTTCCGTCTGCATAGAACATTGCGTTCATGTTTTCAATTATTGTTTCTTGGGTTTGGAAAATCTTGCCTTCGAGAAGGTCAATGATTTGTGCCTCACCATTGTTTTTGGCTTCTTCTAAGCCATTGATTGTTACAGTTGCAGCATACTGTTTCCAGTTGTACTCAGCGGCTGAAATGCCTGTTTGAGCAGTCGTGGAAATTGAATCTGTTCCGCTGTAAGAACCAGCAGTTGAGTTCGTTCCATAAATTACAGGAACAACTATCTTAGCACCACCACTTATGCGTCTAATTGTTTGACCATTTGTCAAAGCGTAGAACAGAGGCCTAGCTGTGAAAATGTTGTCAACCAATTTAGGTACATAGTTATTTAAGGTAGTAGTAAGAATCTCATCAAAATTGCTGTTACCAGCCATATTCTTATCTCCTTAGAGGTTAATTAATTGCCTAATTGTTGCTTTGCTAAAGCGAAAGCTTCTCTGAGACTAGAAACTTTAGGAGTTGGTTCTGTTTCGACTCCTGACTGGGTGGACCCACCAGGTGTAACTACTGCTGCTTCACGTTTCTTGTTTGTTATTTCTTGCTCCTGCGAAAGTTTATCCGCAGTTGACTTAACATCATTGAAACGCATATGTGTGTATGCAGCTTCCAAATTAGGAATACCATTCTTTAACGCATGGTTTAATAGTTCTTCTCTATTGAACTCTCCGTATTTTTCTTGCAAAGTAGATACTTCTCGCTCTACTCGCTGAACTCTTTCTATTTGCTCTTGCCTAGCTATTTTCTGCTCTAACTCAGCTAACTTCTGCTGTGTAGGATCTACCTCAGCATATTCGTCATCACTTACTTGTTGCCCTGTAATTGGGGCTACATTAAATGAATGAGCTAAAGTTTGTAGTGTCCCCTCTGGATCATGTTCCAAAGCTGACACAATAGCTTCCGCTTGTTGCAAACGGTCACGTTCAGCAGCTATCTCCTGCGTTTTACGAGTGTAATCCGCTTGTCGTTGATAACCTTGTTGAAGTTCTTCGAGGCTGACCTGCTGTTCCTCACCATCTATTTTGACAGTATATGCAGGTTCCTGTGGTACTTCTGTAGAAGTTTCAAGGTTGTCCACTGCTTCAGTGGATTCTGTGGCTTCTGTTTCTTCAGGCATAGCGCCCTCCTTAGGAGTCTCGATAATAAGTTGTTCCTATAAGTTAAAAACACTGTCCCACTAAAGGGAAGGTAATTCGACTCCCATTTGTCCTTGCAACTGTGCAAGTAACTCTGGAGGTATGCCCCCAGTAGGCGCAAACGCCCCACCTTCAGGACTAGGAGGAGGAGCCATAGGGCCACCAGGCATAGGTGGTGGACCGCCAGGAGGCGCTCCCTCAGGAGGAGGAGCTTGACCTTCTTCAGCCCCCATACCAGGAGGTGGTTGTTGTACTAAGAAACGTTCAGGGTCACTAATACCAAACCCTGTTTCAAGAATATGCATTGCCATAGCAGCAGGATCAATGACGCTACCTATCATGGGTGCAACAGCGTTCATTAAAGAAATAGCTTGTTGTTTTCTAATTGTTTCGTTCATTGGTTGCGTTGATCCTGCTTGTACGCTGAAATCGTACTCGCCTACTATTTCTTCCCTTGTGTAAGGTATCCATAGATTGTCGCCACCACGCAAGTTTATGCGTGCAACCTGCTCACCTGTCATAAATTGTTGCAGTAATTGCACTACTCGCCTAGCGACATACGAAATGCCCAGCTCAATAATTGCAAGTTTGTCAGCAGCACGAGCATTCTGTGCGTCTGCAATAATACTTGCTTCTGTCGCTGTGCGCCGTATCTCTGGCATAGCGCCACGAGCATATTCAGATATACCTGAAACAGTGTTAATGTCGTTTGTTATTATTTCTGAATAGTTGTAGATTTCAGGAGATACTGGTACTTGTGGCATTGGCATAACCACTTCAGTAAGTGGCTTATTCTCATCGACAACAGGCACAAGACGACCATCTTCGTCTGATTCCAACGCCTCACGGCCTTCAGGCCCAAAGGAACGTTCGTGGTAAAGATATTTCCTTGCATAACGTTTCCTATCGTTCATTAACTGGCTACGAGTCTTATCTAATTCTAATTGTAAAGACTCTATGGATTCTAGATCACCTATTGGATAGAAATGATCTGGAACGTCATAGTTCCGTAGCATCACAAAAGGTTGCCCATATGCGTATGGCATAGAAACAGGGTCTACTAAAAACTCTTCTGCTCCTTCTGCGTATACAGAAAGCGTGTTGGACATTACGTCATAAAATTCCCAAATGGTTACTCGTTCGTCAACGTATTCTGCTTTTTCTTCTGCGTAACTACTTGTGTCATAAAGATTGTAGCTAGTAGTGGCATACAAGCGTTTACGAGCAGATGGTTTGTAACGTTTATCTTTCTTCGCTGATTCTAGTGGTCGAACTATTTTTTGCGCTATCCACTTAGCGTCTTCCATGCATGTAGCTTCTGGATCAACGAATACATCAAAAGGGCTAACTCTTTCTACGAAAGGCTGGTCTTCTACGACTCGCATTATCGTACTGGGAATGTTAGCTATGATGTCATCGTTTGATGGCAAATCGCCTGCCATGTCCATTTCCTCCATAGCGAAAGCGTCTGCTTCCATTATGGCCTGGTCTATGAGTGTTTCTCTTTCTGTTTCGCTAACAGCTTGTTCTTGTTCTACGAACTTCCAACCTACTTTAAGCCATCCATGCCCAAAAACAAGGAAGTCTTTAACGGCTCGTCTAAACGGTGACCTAAAGTCATGGTGTTTCCATAAATGGTTTACGACAGCTTCAACAAATACTGCTCTATCTTTATCTTCAGGATTGTTCGCTTGTACGACAACCTTTGGATAGTTAACAGCTACAGATGGCGCTATAACGTTTACTGTAGAAAACGCTAAATTGACAGCTATAAGGTCTTGATTGTTAACTAATGTTGATGGCCAATGTTTGCCACGATACAAGTCGTTTAACCTACGCCATGTGCGATCTAAACCTTCTGATTCACGCCATTGTTCGCATTTGCGTACACGTTCTTGGGATTCATCTAAGATTTCTAAACGTGTTTTTTTAGCCATACTACACCCTTGCTATATTTCTGCCTTGAGCTTTTGCTTCTGCAATTATCTTCTGTTCACGCTGATTATCAGTTAAATCTTGTTCGTCAGGAGATAACGCAACTGCTTTCCAGCCTCGCTTCGTGTCAAACGTAATGCCATGAAGCTTCAAACGGCGTTGGTACAGTTCCTTCAGTTCTTCTTCAGGGACTTCGCCACGCAGATCAGTAACGTATTCTACAAATTCCTCGTAGCTTGCCCCTTGAGGCAAGATCGCCATTACTAAGCGTCACTACCTGAGTAGTTAGGCTGATGATGTGATGGTTCTACACTACCTGTCATACCATGCTGATTTTCAGGGGTTTGACGTACTGAAATAGCGCCTTCATCACTTGTTTGATTAGCGTATTCAGGGCTTTCAAAGCGTTGCTCTGGGCTATTAGGACCACCTGGTTCCCAAATAGGATTCGATACAACACTAGAACCACGTTCCATACGGTTATTTTGACCTTTGGAACCATCTACTGTTTCTGACGCACTAGTGTGCGAAACAAATTTTCGTGCCATTAATAAACACCTTCCATGTAAACATATATGTCTATAAGTAAATCACAGTGTCCCACGAACATTGTGGATACCTATCTGCAACGGATTAGATTTAGGCGTATTATCACCCAAACGAGCAAACCAATCAACAGTCCAATAGTCATCCACTTGCGGAGCATACTCAGGTTCATACGCATATTTCCTCATTTGATTAGCCAAAGCAAGAGCCATAACACGGTCATCATAAGGCGAACCTGACATGCTGCCACGCTCATTCCTCGTAAACGTGCGTAACTCTGCAACGGTATGTTTATCATTAATCTGTAATTCCCAGTTCCTTAACGCAGAACTTAAATCATCAATCATCAAAGGTTTAGACGTTCTGGTTGTTTTCCAACCGTACTCTTGTCCTATCCTGTTGCTAACATTATTCAATAGTCTACGCCTAAATAAATTGGGATATCCTAGATGCCGTAGTTCAGTGATTGTGGTTAAACCATGATTGTTGGATTCTACACAACATAGTGCATCTCGATACCATAACCCTACAGCGTGAACTTCTTCTGCTAACAAATCAGGTGCAATATGCCCATGCCATATCGCTACCTGCTCACCAGTGCCTACTTCAAGTACTTGTATGCACGAGTAGTCCCCATGCCCTAAACCTTCAGCGGTATCTACACCCATGACATACGCTGACATAGAGTCTGGTTCTTCCCATATTTCCAAACTCATATTCCACACATGCCTTCACACTCTTGATCAAACAAAGATGTTTGACCACGATCCTCTTCGTTCCTGAAATCAATTTCGTCTAAAGGCTTACAAGAGTTATGCAAAAAAAGTGTTCCTTTGAATCTGTCCTTTTGATGAGGAACATCGCCTTCCATAGGCAAAGGAGTTTGTAAAGCTTTTTCAAAACGAACTGCTTCTTCAAAAGACTCTGGGTCTTCCATTTTCATTTTTCGCCACTCTTTGTCTGAATGATATGGGCAAGCTATGCAAGCAGAACGAGGAGGCCTTCCATACCCTTTTTCTTGACACCAACGAATGCAATCGTAACGTGACATCCACATATCTATTAAGGGGTATTCGTTTATGATATTAGGAGCAAGCCTATTATCTTTCATGCGTTGAATTTCGTCTGTGCTAATTCCCATAAGGTTTATAACAACGCCATGCTTTTCCTGATTCCAACGTTGTCTAGGTTTTAAACCAACCAACTCTCTTTCTTTCTTTTGTACAGGTATAATTTTGTAATCTTGAGTGCATTGCCTACGAGCAATTCCTCGTGTTCCGTCATCATTTAAAACATGAAACGGTATTGATGCAAACCTGCCTGGAGAAAAAGTATCTTCCTTAATGTTGCCTGCTGACACTATGTGGAACGGTATTCCAGCTTTTTCAGCTAAAGGTTTTAACGTTTCAATCCACTCGTAAACCCCCTTAGGTTCGTAGCCAGTATCCGCAAAGATAACATGGTCAATTGGTTTTTTTAGTTCTCCATGTATAGCCATAAGCAACAACGTGCTTGATTGTACACCTCCACCAAAACTTAAAACTCTAATTTCTTTAGTCATTGCCTGAACTCCACATGATTATTGTTACGCCACATATACCCCACTGTACCTCGAATAGTATTGCGATCCATTTGTTCCAAAATATCTAAATCAAATACAGGATTCCCTGACTTAACAAACGCTTCTTCAGCAGTGGTTGGATATTCTTGCGCTAGTTGCCAGGGCAACATGCTTTCTATTTTTTCTTGATACCAAGCATCTCCCCTATCTTCAGTCGCTGACCAAGGGAAAAACATAGGCGCAAACTTGTTTGCACCAGTAGTAGCACCAACCCAAAGCTGATGATAAAAATTCCCAGAACCATTCGCAGTGGAAAGACCAATAATGCGACCACCAATATCAGCAACAGGTTCGATAGAAGCCCAAGCTTCCTCAGGATTAGGGAGAAACGCCCATTCATCCACCACAATAAGGCTCGCTGATTCGCCACGAGCTGGATCAGAAGCTGATGGCATTGACGTAATTTGTGAACCATTATCAAACCCCATTCTTTGTTGATGTTCCATTAACGACTTAGGCCCACGCTCCAACATCCATTCAGGCAAATGCTTATACCCATACTTAGTCTTGCGTAGCAACAACACGGCTTCACGTTCAGTTCTAGACAAATCAATAATGTTCTGATCTGCATGAAAAAACGCTAACCAAAATTGGTGAGCAGCTACAAGCGTTGACCACCCAATCTGCCTAGCCTTTAACGTTAACGAATACCTGTGTTCTTCCCAATGCTCTAACGCTGTTGATTGCGCTGCACGCAAATCAAACAATATGCGACCATGCGCTGGATGCGCTATATGCCAGTAGTTACGCAAAAAATGTTCCTCATTCTTTTGGCATTTGCGCCACTCTGCTTCTTGTCGTAATTCTGATAAAGTGTATGCCATGTTAACTAATCACTTCTGGTACATGCCTGATGCGCTTTCGCAAGAAGAATGCGACTACTTGGAAAGCAAAGGCGAGCAAGCGTTCAACGTTCATCCTATAGACGGCTTCCACTTTGGAGAAGACCCTTCCAAAAGGTCATCTTCAATAAGTTGGGTCCACGATGATTTAGCAATGAACTTGGTAGACCAAATAGGAAACACAGCCAACGTTGACGCTGGATGGATGTTCCACTTAATACGGCCTGAAGCCATCCAGTACACGCTTTACGAAAAAGGTGACGAATATGCTTGGCACACTGACGGCCACCAAGACCAATACGCTGCAAAACATTTGGTCGAAAAATCCATAGACCCAATGCCCCTAAACAAAACAACAAACCCACTACTAGCAGGGCTAGTGCGGAAAGTATCTTTGACTGTAAACCTAAGTCACCCAAAAGATTACGAAGATGGAACATTAGAACTTCACTTCCATAACCAAACACACGTCTTTGATCAATGCCCTAGAGGTTCTGCTATAGCGTTTCCTAGTTTCATCCATCATCGTGTAGCTCCTGTTACTAACGGTATCAGAAAAACAGCAGTTATGTGGCTGAACGGTCCTCCACTACGGTAGAGCCACTAAACGCAGCATCTAACTCAGCTTTTGTTAACACACCATCGTCAGCAAAAGCTATCGCAAGTCTTTGCAGAACTTGCGCTACCGCAGCAACACCGCTAAGTATCGCAGCTTTATGCACTTCGATACCCCCAATAATGGAACTGCCACCAATAATCGCCATACATTGTATGCCAAACACGCTACAAATACGCAGGCATGTGTTTCCAAATAATTGCATGTTTTCTGTCATTACTTATCCTTATCTAACACTACGCCAATCATGTGAAATACAAAGCTGGCAATAGAAATCCATATACCCATCTCTCTTGTTTCCCCAGAAAGCGTTATCAAAACGATTCCAGTTCCCCCAATAGTCCAACTTAAAGCGCTGGTTTCAAAAAATATTTTCTTCCAAAATTTCATCATCTTCTTCTACCCCCCTGAGGTATTGACGGACCACCAACAGTAGGCGCTGGCATAGGTCTAACAGTTGGCCTTGCAGCAGCCACAGCACTAACAGTTGACGCAGTCACAACAACACGCCGTTCCTGCACTGTAATAGTGCTATCTTCTGCCTGGTAATCCTCAAAGCCCCCAGCAAATATATTAATTTCCTCCTCAAATTCTTCCTTAACCTCATCTGGCATCTCGTTAAATAACTCTGGAGCTGCCTCAAACACCTGCTCTAATTCATCTTCCTCGCTCTCCTCGAAAAAATCTGGATTATCTTCTATGACCTCTTCAAAAAATTCCTCAGGTGCATCTTCATCTTGTAATATTTCAATAAGAGTTTCGCCATCTAAATCTTCCACCTCCAACAACTCAAAATCTTGGTCCTCTAATTCCACATCTTGTACGAACTCAAATACTTCGAGCTCCTGTTCTGTTTCATCAACAAAAGCTGTCTCCTCTTGTGCCTCTGTCTCGTCTTCTTCTGCAAATAATTCATCAAATACTTCTTCTTCAGGTATTTCAGGTAATTCCTCAAATATTTCCTCTTCTACTAATAGCTCTTCTTGTCCCTCTTCAAAGTCAGAGAAATCATAATCTTCCCACTCAATATCTTCAAAAGTGATATCATTCACATATGGGTCTTCTTCTACTACCTCTATCTCTATTACTATTGGCGGTGGTGTCCACACTTCTTGTACTGGGGGTACAAATTCCTCTTGTATTGGTTCTGTTTCTTCTATGGGTTCTTCCTGCGGTTCTTCTGGCTCTTCTGGTAGCTCTGGTTCTTCTGGCACGTCTTCATCAGGAACAGGTTCAGGAGTTGGAGGAATAGGAGTTGGATCAGGAACCTCAGGCTCAGGCTCTGGAGTTGGTTCAGGCTCTTGCTCAGGTTCCTCTACTGGCTCAGGAGATGGCGTTGGCGTTGGCTCTTCAACAGGCTCTGCCTGAGGAACAGTCCATTCACCTCCAGAAATTTCTAGAGAATAAACGCCAGTCGTAGCCTCATTGTATGCATCAGCATGCAACACATATGAACCAGCAGATAACGTTTGAACAATCAACGCATCCCAACAAAAATTAGTGCCATCATTGTGTTCCGCTGAGTCATCATCTTGAAATAACAACACTTCCTGGTCGTCATACAAAGAAAGAATGGGATCAGCAGCATACAAATCAGTGCCAGTGCCTGTTTCCCAGTCGTCACATGTCAACGATGTGTACGTTCTAATCGTAACTTCTGTTTCTTCTTGTAAGACGAACGTAAATTGTGGGCCTTCGCCCACAACATCCACAACTATGTTGCAATCCCATCCCTCGTCAGTAGCTTCACACACAGTTTGCGCCACACTAGGCGGTGCAAACCACACAACCACTAACAAAGAAGCCAATAACGCTCGACTTAACAGGCGAAATAACCTGCTCACCCCCAACCCCCCAGTTGAAATTTAAATTACCACTTCACTTTATTAGCCCAATACGCAGCAGACATCTTACCTTTCTTAATGTTCTTGCCATGACGAGCTTTAAATGACCTAGACCTAGCAGTATTACCCTTATCACCAGTCTTACCCTGCTGACCAAACCTAATAGTCTTAATCTGGTTACCTTCCTTAGCCACAACAACATGCGACTTCGTAGGATGATTAGGTGTACGTTTAGGTTTATTATAGCCAGACACACCAGCCCTAGCTAAACGAGGATCTTTCTTAGCAGGCACTACTTCTTCTTTCGTTTCTTAGCTGTCTTAGCTGACTGCTTAAACGCTTTCGCAGTAGGCGCACCCTTCGAGCCAGGTTTACGCATACGCTCACCAGACCCTGCCTTAATACGCTTACGCTTCTTATGAATATTGGCATACAAACCAGGTTTCTTTTTAGGCATTACTCACAACTTTCACATATCTCAGGGTTTTCCAACCCACATTCCAATACTTCATCTTCATTATCGCTCACAAAATCCCAATCGTCAATAAAAAAATCAGACATCCAACCCCTCCATTAACGACTCCAACTCAGCATGCAACTCAGAATCAGACAAACCAGACACCATTCTGTCATCGTCAACCACAACCCTACGCTTAGGCGTAAACTTTTCGATGTACTGCAAATACAACGAAGCTGCCTTAACATCACCAGCCACCGCAGCAGCATGCAACGCATCAACAACAGACTGTGTACGCTCAGGGTGAACATTTAACTCAGCGGCCCTACGGTCCCACTCACGAATAAAACGAGGATCAGACTTCCACCGCCGAACAGTTCTGTCGTTGACACCATTTTCAGCAGCCCACGCTTTAGTCGTAGACGGTTCACGATCTTCTGTTAACAACCAATCCAAATATTTCTTCCAGTTGTCAGGCATAACTTTTTCGCCTGTGTCTGGATCAGTTTTCCAACCTTTGCCTCCACCATTCTGTGGCATAACAAACCTCCTATCAATAAGATTTTCTTGTCCCAACACAAAAAATATCACAAAAAACGTCAAAAAAGTGGGACACTCCCTACTGTTACTGTAAGGGGCAAATCGAACCACACGATTTGCCCCACTTATACTGTATACAGAAACACAGAAACACAGTGTAAGCTCTACAAATACATTGACGATACAGTAGACGACATACAAGGAACTGTGCCAGGTTAAAACCAACAGTGCAAAGCTTCTCCCCCCTCCAAAAAACTGTCGCACCGTAGATTGATATCTATACATACTAGCGGAGGTGACACCCCACCCCCCCTGCCGTCACCACCCGCTGGCACGATCCAGAAAAATCTATGATTTTTCTGATCTGCACAAAGAAATCGTAGTGTTTCCGTTCCCTATTCTTTTAATTGTGTGTGTGCATGCGTTGTGAGTGTGTGCGATTGTGTGCGATTGATACCAGGAATAAATAAAGATAGACGGCCACATAATATAGACCTTTAACCTATGTATTTAAAGAAATGTTCAAATTAACTTGACAACATGTTTGAAAAGAGTTATTGTACCTATACCGTAATAAATACCTATTGAAAGAGAGAGAGATGAATACAGTATTTTACGCAAACATAAACAAGAAATGTATATCTTATAAAGTGGGTAGCGCACCTGTAGACTACATGAGTAATACGGTAGTGAAGATAGATAGCGGGATGCTAAAGGTAGCTAATCCCGCAAGTGGTAAGAGTGGACACGGTAAGATTGTGAATACAGGTGTAAGAACTGTATGCGCTAGAGTTCACACTACTCAAGGTGGCTATCGTAAAGTTAGTGAGTTGCCGTCTAATGTTGTGGAATGCAGATATAATCCAGTAGCGTTTCCAAATAGGGATTATTTCTGGCGAACTGATACGGATGAGAGAGTGACTAGCGGTACTTTCTATGTCGTGCATGATGACACTTTTAATAGTTTGAATAATGTTAAGTTATTCATGGAAATATAAGAAAGAGAGAGAAATGATTAACCTGGATAAATATTTAGTTGATAATGGCCCATATAATACGGATAGGCTAACCCCTCAAGAGTTAGCACAATTTGTAGATGGGTATAATCAGATTCAGCACGAAATAGCAGATAGGGATGGTGTTAAATGTCCTAAAGATAAGACTTCATCCACCCTAAAAATTTTATCTGATCAGATTAGTAAGCATAATAAGACTAGTGAAGAGTACGGAATTAATCAGTATGGTTTAGCGCTAGCACAAAGCGACGCTAGTAATGAGGTTAATGTCTGTTCATTCGCTACGGATGGCTGTAGACGTGCTTGTATTGCTGAATTTGGTAAAGGTGGCATCCCTAGCGTCAAGTTCGCTAGAACTGTAAAGACTATCGCACTGCATCGTATGCCTAGATTATTTGTTAAACGGTTGGCTAGTGAGATTAAAGCTAAAGTAGCGCTAGAGGGAGAAATCTATATGCGTCTAAACGATTACAGCGATTTACGATGGGAATTAATAGCGCCTAGCCTATTCGCTATAGATGGCGTTACCTATTGGGATTACTCTAAGCATCCTAGACGCAATCTTAGTAAGCTAGATAATTACACTGTAGTCTATAGCGCTAGTGAACGCTTTAACGATGACAAGATACCAGGATTAGCTAATCGTTATGATGGTGTAGCCGTTGTATTTAGTGACTATCCAACATTCACGACATACAAAGAAACGCCAGTGAAACTAGGCATACACGACAACCTGGCAGATATGACTAGTGACGGCTTTACCGTTATAGCGTTAAAGGCTAAAGGTAAAG